AGTTAGCAGGCTGATAATGGGGATATCAGATCCCTCTTTGCAGGTAGATCATGCGGACAGGGATAAGAAGAATAATCGCCGCAACAATTTAAGGCCTTGTACCCTATCTCAAAATCAATCAAATAAACTAGTTCACAGAAATAACAAAAGCGGATATAAGGGTGTTTCCCTTCATTCACAGAGCGATAAATGGAGGGCTATCATCAACCATAACAAGAAAAAAATCAGTCTGGGGTTATTTTTTAGTAAAGAGGAGGCTGCAAAAGCATATGATGAAGCAGCGAGGAGGTTACAGGGCGAATTCGCGCGGTTAAACTTCCCCAATGAGGGGGAAAATAGCGCGCGATAGGCTAAACCTCTGTAAGAATCAGACTCGCATCCGAGATATACGATGAACCGCCAACCGAAAATTTTCTACGAGCAAGATCAATATGAACCGTGGCAGTCACAGTATACGATCCCTCCGTTATTTCAAAAACCTTAGCCGTCCCCGTAGAGAGATACGAATCATATATGGCTCTAATTATTGCATAGTCGGCTGGCGTTTTATTAGCATAATCCAAGACAAATGTCCGTTTGTTACTTCCAAAATAGTCACGATTAACGGCTCCTGAAAGTGTCCGCACCTGTGCGAATTGGGTATTATTGCCCTCTTCTAAGTTTAACGGTCTAGCTATAGTTATTGAATCGAGTATATAAGACAACTTAACCTCCCAACAATTGAGACGCACTCATATTTTTAGTACCCGCAATATCTTTCAGACTATCCGCCACCATCTGAGCAAGCTTCCGAGCGTCCGATGGAGTGCCCGTAAACACCCCCGAGAGAGTTATATTCACCGTGGTACTACTACCCGCACCCATGCCCCCAATTTGATTATTAGGAATCACATTAGACCCCCTCGGAAGATTTACGAGTTCTGGGCCGCGTTCACCTACTAGAGCCATGCCACCGCTGAAGTTTTGGACACCAGATGCAAAATGAGGTATCTGCGGAACATGATCTTTGAGAAGCGGTACCACAGAAAAGGCTCCTTTAATGGCCCCATTAATCATATCTATGATTGCATTACCAAGTCCTTTACCTATATTTATTACAACTTGGGACCAATTAAGCCCAGTTACATATTTATAGGCATTACCAATAGAATTAATAATTGCCGCCCCCGCATTTCCGAGTGCATTCGGAATAGTATCAGTAAAAAAATGAAACATGCTACTGCCCACTGAAATAATCTGAGATATGTAATATATAACTGTTCCAAGAACTTTTATAAATACCAATAATGCTCCTACAAGGATCTCTCCTATTACTGGCGCCAAAGGTTCCAGCACCTCTTTCCACAATTGCTTAAGTGCTGGAAATAGACTGAATTGAACTATATCCCATAAATCTTTGAGAGATGGCCTGAGAAAGTCCCATACTTGTTTACCTATCCTCACCGCTGCGTTAAGCCCATCTAGCGCCATTTTAGTAGGATTTAATCCATTATCCGTCATCATTTTAAAAGCAAACCCGAGAGCGGCTCCGAGTAAAGCCAAGGGCGCAAGCGTTAGTAATAATTCGCCCATTGATATTATAATTGGTGCGAGCATCAGCATTAAAGCCCCAGCAATAATAGGAGCATTCTGTTGAATAATATTCGCGGTATTCTTAATAAAATTCACAATATCATCTTTGTGATCTGTCAGATAACCAATGATTCCAGCAAATATCGCTTTTACTGTATTGAATAATCCAGTCTTTACAACAATATCGGACATTGCGATACCGAAACTATCTTTAACGTTACTCCATAACTGGTTAAACGTTCCAGCTTGGTTAACAAATGCTTCGGCAAATTTACCACCTGCATTCCCCGCTTTAGCAAATGCCCCCTCAAGATCTTTAAAAGCATCTTTGGAATTTTTTAACATATCGGCTGCGGCGGCTTTTGTGGTGTCATAATAATCTGCTAGGAGAGAGAGAACATCTACGCCAGCGAAACCAAATTGCCTAATATCTAATTCGCTAATTTTACCAGTAGAACCAATCTGCTGAAGGTTTTGAATGATTCGGTCTAATTCCGGTTGCCCCTTGCCCATGGCGGCTAAAGCTTTACCCACATTTAGCAAAAAGCCTTCCGATTCGCTCGCACTATGAGTTACGGTTGTCAGCTGTTCGTTAGCATTTATTAAACCAGGCAGCTCAAAGGGCGTAGCGGCCGCGTCTTTGGTGATCTGAGCAATAGCATCATCGGCGAGTTTTGTAGAACCTAAGAGCGTGACAAACCCCTGTCTGGCAGATTCAAGATTACCTGCAATACTTAACCCAAAAGTGCCAAGGCCGACAATAGCAGCACCGGCGAGTGCTAGCCCACCTACGAGTTGCCTAGAGGCTGCTTCGGTTTTAGCTAGGGAAGCAGAAAAACCCGCCAACACACTGGAGGCCTTATCCTCTGCCGAGATTATTGCTCTAATATTAGTATCAGCCACTATGCTCTGCCTCTATCTTTTCTTTCTTCTTTATCAGAGCATAAATTGATAGATTGATAAAGAACTCATCGAGAGGTTCTTCTTCCATTTGTTGAGCACTTAGACCAAATTCACGGCGATAGATATATTTTTTTAGTGAGTCTGGAGCTTGCTGATCATTAAAGATTGCATCCTCTAACTCCTCTAAGCTTTTGGGCTAATATTGCCCCTGATTCGCGAGAAGCATTCCATGAATACGTCGGCTGAAAAGTCATCTAGATCTTCGGCTGTAATGTCTTTGCCTTCAACCTTACCATCGAGAAAACGGGATTTAATCTGTTCAACGATAAATGGAAGTGCTTGAGCCTGATCTTTTTCAACTTTATCTATTTCGGCTTGTAGCTCGGGGTATTCTTTAACGGCCAATGCTTTGAGATATAAATAACTATCTTTATATTCTTCACCTAGAAAATCTAGATTGACTCGTTTCCTAATAATCACTTATAATGTCCTTTTAGGTCTATTAATATGCGGCGCCGTTATACGAATTCGTAAGTACACAGGTAGAGATAATGTCGAGCGCATTAGCATTGTCCACATTCCCCTTAAACTGAATCTTCTGCGACACAATGTCGTCCAGTTTACGGTCCTGCTCCCAGGCGCTGAAGTCCACACGCGGGAGTTGGAACTGGAGGCTGGAACTAGCGGAACGACGCAAGGTGATATCACAAGCCTTATAAGTGTTGTCGAGCATGTACCGGCGGTAGGTCTGGTCTTCTTTGTTGAGTTCGATCTGACCTTCAACACTGAATTGCTGGTTGAGGATGTCTTCGGGCTCAACGGTTCCGATAACGGTATCAAACTTGGTATTCGTTTTGATAGTCAGCTCCAGCTTCTTAAGGCTGATAGCGGTCGAGGCTGCAAGACCACCAATAGTGGAAGCGAGTTTGAAGATGAGGTGCTGGTGGAGGAACTTGTTACCCTGTGAAGTATACACTAGCGTCTGTGGCGTCCAGTCGCGGCCTACACGGCTCTTGAAGCCTACGGTGTATGAAACGATAGCATTTTGGTCTACCGTCATTTTAAACGAGTCTACGACGCCCATGGGGAAGATCTCTGCTAGATCGGGATCTTGGTAGAGGATACTTAAGGATTGGTGCTGGTTAGAGTTGTTTAGGGTATAGGTGTGCGTCCAGGGTGAGGAGCCGGTGATGACGGGGGAAGCACCCATTAGGGAGGTGAGGATGATACCGAGGTTCTTGTCGTCGAACATGCACTCGATGTCGCCTTCGGCCATTTGTTGGGTGACGAAAAGCGCATCTGAATCGGCAATTTTTCCGAGGCCCTCGGCCTCACGAGCACTTTCAATTTTATCATCGAAGCTAATGGTGCCCCTTGGTACAGAGATAGCGGAAGGAACAACTATAGTACCCCGAGTGGCTTCTTTGGCAAAAGCTAGTTGGCCGCGCCGACCAATATGCTTGGACATTATATTACTCCTTTGTCAAGTTTTGACATACGATAATGCCAAATCCCAAGGAGATGGGTGGTTGGTGAACTCGTGATTGTCTGCTTGTTGCTCATATTAACTAGAGCATGTAGGGAAATTTACTATCCGTCAACAACCTCGCCTGATTTATTTTTTTACATAGTTAATTTATTAACTAGCTTTCTGTAATCTA